GCCCATCGTCGTCATACTTGTCGAACTCGTCAAGAATTCGCTGAAGATCAGGTGGCGAATAGTTTGGACCTTTGACTCGAACACGATGAGATGCTTTATCGTCTGGTTGCTTTTCTTTTGTCATATTCGAGCGATGCACTTCCCAGAAGCCATTTACAACTGGAATGTCAAATGCGACCGCAGTTCCAAATACAACGTATAGCAGATCACATAGTGCATCAAGTACCTCTTTTCGATTTCCTTTCGCCATAGCTTCAAACAACTCGCCGGCCTCTTCACTGATAAGATGTGCGCGGTTGAAGCGCTCATCGTACTTTCCGAAATCTTCAAGAGTATTCGCAATGTCCAAAATTTGCGAGGCCGCTAATGATAGTGTGCCTAGCCCTTTACGCGGCAATGGTTGTGCGGGTGACACCTGTAGCTTGTTGTGAAACTCTTTCACTGCAGCGAGGTATTGAAGCATTGCGCTCTCCTTTAGAAAAACCCGGTGCGGTTCCGCAAACGACAAGTCTGTTTCACCGCACCGGGTCCTACCGCTTATTTGAATTGCTGGCACCAAAAGATCTGACCATTACTGCGTTGACAGGCTGCCACGCCTATGTAGGTATAGCCGCCTAGCATATTGCGACGATGACCTGGGCTATCTGTCCAGTCTTTTACAACACTGGCAGGCGTGCTTTGACCCATTGCAATGTTCTCACCACCATTGAATCCACCATGCCGCATAACATTGCTGCTTGCCATTTTCTGTGCATGTCGACGTGCCGAGTCCATAATCGACTGATCGACAATCAACGGCGTGAGTCCATGCTGCACTCGCAGTGCGTTCGTGTGAGCGAGCACGTGCTGCTCAATATCGAACATGTTCAACTCACGAGGCTTCATCGTTGCAGCAGGCTTTACATCAACAAGTACAGCTTTCTGAACAGGTACCTCTTGGCGTTGACGCTGACGAGCGATAACGCTGCCGCCCATGACAACAAGACACACGATCATGATCACAACAAGCACTCGCATAGTACACTCCTTTCAAAGGGTTAGAACTCTTCCTTCCTCTCCTTAACGAAATCAGGACGATCCACTACCGAACCATTGTCAAGCATGCCTTTTAGTAGTCGTATGTACGGCGGTGTCTTACGGTACGTACGACCATCACGGGTGAGAGCGTGCTTGCGCACAAGAAACGATAATAGGTCGTTCGCGTCGCTACGATCCCATGCACACCAGTCTTGGATGTCGACCAAGTCGATTGTTGCAGTGTGCAACGATTGCTTAATGAAGTCGCGGGGAAATGGTGTTTCGTTCAAGCGATGTTTGATTGACTGTTCGTCTACGAGCTCCTGTGTCAACCTAATGGCCGCAGTGTAATCACCATACCCGAATGCGGGAGCTTGATAGATTCTTCGAAGGTGCTGGACAATGAACTCAACATGGCAGCGTCTAACTCTGATAACTTCCATGCTCTCTGTTGCACACGAGTAAGTACGCGCTGCAACACTGGCACATAGGCGCGCAAGTTTGTGTCGGGTGGAGCCTCGATCAATAATAGGTAATGCATCTGAAAACTCCTCACATAGGTTTGTTGATGACTCCATCAAGAAAGCAACAGCGTCTTCGTCAAACTGTACTTGATTCGCTGTTCTTGTCCACGCCCAAAGAATTAACGCACGGCATAGGTCAGACGTATACGTGTGCATTACGGCCGGACGATTACTTTGAAGTTGATTCAACATTGCAGGGTCGATCTCATTCGATGCTACGATGCTGATCATATCAAATCTACGGATGTCTTCAAGACCGCCGATCAATTCCTTGACTGCTTCGATTCCGAAGTTGTATGCGGACATCGGATGGTCGGTACGCGGATTGGACAAAGCAATAAGCCGCGTGCGCGCAAACGTGCGTCTCTTTTCGATTTTAGGAATCTCTGCAATGCCCGATGACCGCATGTCAGTAAGTTTAGCAATGACCTCAATGTTGGCCCCCTTAAGTTCTTCGAGAATTACAAGACGCTTATCGTGCGTTGGAATGATGCCCCACGTAACGAACCAGCGACTGCCCAGTTGTTGAAGACCACCCAGTAGTCCTGCTACAGATGCATTCTTACATTCGACCTTTTCGCCGAGCCCGTAGTGCTGCATGAGATTCAAAGCTGTCTCAGATTTACCCTGTGCAGAATCTCCTACGACGAGAACCTCCACCCAACCTTTTATATCACACTTACCATCGAAGTTGAGCAGCAGCGGACTGTGATATGCAAGGTCGATAATAATGTGAATATCTCGTCTTTGATAGATACGAGTTACGTTTGCTTCCAAGTCGCTATATATATTGTCAAGAACTGTACAAATCCCCGAGCTAGTCCACTCATGGGGTTGGAAGACTTTTAGGCGCTCCAAGTTGTCAGGTTCATAGGTGGATAGTGCGTCCTTTGTCGGTTCATATGCACTGATTAGAAGCGTTGACTGCTGTGTTTTCGGATGCGGATACATTCTACCGATCAGTGCATATGACTCATTCAACTCTAATCCAGCGCCTATGCACAGTGCAGGCTGCATGACACGTTCCACTGATCGGTTTGATATTTCAAGTTGTGGGCTGATGCGCACATCTTCAACGTTAAAGTATTCTTTTGCTACGAAGTTGACTACACTGCACGTAGGCGGAATACCAACTGCGCGCATCAATGCATCGCGCTGAGCCGTTCGAGGCGCACTGACCATTTCTAATATCGATGCAGTCTCTGGATGTATTTTGAATTCCTGCGTTTCGGCTGCATACACAGGGCATATCGCGCATTCTTTCTGGCTCTTGTCGCATTGAACATCAGTGAGTGCCGGTATGATATACGGTGCAGTATCCATCGCGGATATAACAGCGGATACACTGATACGCTTACCCGTCCATCGTGCGTGCATTGCTTGCGAGAGTGCAACGATTTCTGGCTCTGTGTCTTCGAGTGCAATGCCAATGACTTTTGGTTGCCACACGTCGCATGCATCAAGAAGCTCTTTGAGTGTGCCATGCTCTTGCCCAGCATAGTCGTTAATGTCGCCGTGTGGATACTTATCAACATCAAGTGGTAGTACAACGTTACCTATCCAATCTGCGACTCGATGCAGTTGTGCGCATAGCGCTTGCGCTGCGACTTGCCCTTCTTTATCGATGTCGTAGCATACCCACACTCGCTTACGGCTAAATTGTGGGGTGAATGATACGTCCCAATTGCCCTCGCCCGCTGTCGTTGTAATTGCTCCGATCCCAAATGCATTTAATTGCGACGCTGCAACTATAGCTTTGCACTCCCCTCCACAAAGTAAGATATCATCGAACTCAAGTTGTCGAATCGGAAAGAGGCGAATGCGACTGTGGCCTTTAACATTGCGCATCTTATCCTTGCCCGGTGCACCAGGAAGGTATTTACGGATATTGACATAGAGGCCTGTTTCATTCGTAATTGGAATTGTAATTCGTCCATCATTTTCTCCAAGACGATACTGCCGTATGTCAGCATCAGTGATGCCGCGTACGTAGAGTTCTTTGAGTAGCGGCTTTGCCTCCCAGATGCTACTGTGATAGCGCTCAATAAGATCAGTGCTAATAATCTTCGCGTCATCAAAAGTATATCGCTTTGATAAGTCTGCAAGAACAACTACGCGTGTTGACTTTAGCACACCTACGAGAAAAGTTACAAAGTCGCCTTTAGCTAAACAGCCCGATGCTTGACACCTGAACAAACGCTTATCTACATTGATCGAAGCACTAGGCGAATTGTCTGCATGAAATGGACAGCAAGTCTTGATCTCGTCTTCGCCCGCCCACTCATAGACTATCCCGCATCGCTCAAGTTCAGCGAGCACATTAATCTGTTGTGGAAGTCCGGTCATCGTGCCTTAGAGAGAAAAGAGGCGCCCGGGTTGAAGTCCCCGGGCGTGGGACCTAGTACTCCGTTGCGGCTTCCTCTTCAGGATCTTCATGATCGACGACGATACGCGATTCGTCGTGAGATTGTTTAAGTTCGAGATGCTTTACTCTTAGCATCTCATAAACAGCCTCGTCAGTCACCCATCCGCCCATGTCCGATTCAACTGACGGGTTCATGACATCGATGCCGTACCACTCGCCTTGGTCGTTCTTGCGGTATCTGGAAACCGCTTCGAACTGGCATCCAAAGATAGGCGCTCGTCGCATCTTAATGAGTGATGCGAAGTTACTGCCCGCCCGATGCTCAGACCGAACGAAGGACATGACTACTGGTGTCCCAGCGGCCATACCCTCGCCTGTGAGAACCACACAGTAATTCAAGTGCTCACAGTATCTGATGTTCCACTTTTGATCTTCAGGACACGGTGCGAGTCGAGTCTCAGGATTGCGAGCTCGAATAGCGATCTCAGACTTGGGGTCGATCGTGCGTTCACGAATCGGTGGCAGAGATCCTTTGAGTTGATAAGGGTTCCATATACACCATTCTGCAAAGAAAAACACTGGGATGAAATGGAAAGGTGTCCCAGTGTCTGTAGGCCTCTTTTTGTCGTCCAAGATAACTGGAGCAACAGTGACCATCTGCGGAACAAGAACGACATCACCGACATTGAAGAGTTTGCTGAATGGCTCTTTTGAGGTCGGCTGCACCACTTTGACACGCGGTGGAATAACGTACTGCCGCAGTACTTCAGTGCCGATCTGTGCGTCGTTCTGCATGAACGATGGTACACTCAGCGTACCCAACTGCTCGTCTTGAACAGCTACTTCATTCTTTTTTGCCATTGTAGAATCCTTGTTCAAAGTAGATGAACCTCTCTATACTTCTACGTAACCTCCTTTCTTCTTGTAATTTGAAGCTTGTAAATCGAATACGTCTTCGTAGGATCGAGACCACCGGGGAGAGGCTTGCCCTGCTCCATCAACGAAGATACGTAGTCGATCATTCCTGGCCAATGTGGTTCGATCGGTGCGTGTTGTTCGCTCGGGATGTCCCATAGACCTCTAGGTATACCCAAGCCTGTCATTAACTCCGCATAGCCTGCAGGATCTTGCTTTCGTTTGGGCAGAGACACCATCATTTTAACGTCAGGTTTCGCGCTGCAGTACTCTGTACGAATTGGTGCAGGGTCTCCTGCTTGCACCCAGATGATACAGGCCATGCGTTCGATATGCTCTCGAAGTAAACGAGCCTCTTTTTCGAGATCTTTGAAAAACTTTTCAGTCTCTCGTAGCACGTATGCAGCGTCTGCAATTTCATTAACATCTGCGCACTTGAGAACAGCTTCCCTTAGCACGTTCAATTCGGTGTAGAGGTCCGCATGTACCTTACGTGAATCCACTGCAAATGTCCTGGCACTATCCAACATCTGCCATGTCTCCTATGGGGATGGGCTTGTACGATTTGTTTTGAACCTCAAATGCTAGCACATTAAAGGAACCCCAGGCCGCGCCCACTGCAGCGACAGTCACAGCGATGATAACCGTACTGCCGGCGAGCAGAATGTAGTCTCGCTTCTGATTGAAGTCAAGATCTTCAAGTCGTTTAATGAGTTCTTTTTGAAACTCAGGTACATACATGCTGCTTCGACTTGTCTCTCCACCAAAGACGTATACAAGTGGACCGTACTCCGTTGCAGCAGAGATATCCTTAGGGGTGTGCTCAACTACAAATACTTTACTCATCACTGATCACCCCTTTCAGCACAGCTCGTAGAATCTCACGTACATCAGAGATCTGCCACGCCGTAATCCGCTTCTTTGTTACGCGCCTACGAATCTCGTCATCGATGGTACCTGGAATACAAACATCAGTGATACGTACTTGACGTCTTGTGCCTCGACGATAGTTGCGGTCCTCGCATTGCGTGCGCTTGATCATCGACCAGTCTTGCGACATAACGAACACTTGTGTTGCATCTGTGCCGTATTCGTTTGCTTGGTCAGGCGGGTATCCCAGTAAGTTCAAACCAACACCACCACAGGCAGGATTGCCAACTAAAACCTTGCAGTCTCGATCTTCGTTGAAGGCTCTAATCATATTGTCGCGATCACAATCCTTTACGCCTCCATAGAACGGCACAGCGTAGATACCTTCAGCAAGGAGTCGTTCCATGATCTGTTTAATGTTGGGCACCCAACAGGACCACACGATCGACTTTTCATCCGCAGGTTTTTCTTTAAGTGCTTGCACAAGGGCTTCGATCTTGTTGTTGGGCGCAAAAAAGTCGATCTGCTTTTTTGTGACGACGTTGCCTTCTTCATCGAACGACCCATCCCATGTAATAAAGCCAGAGGCGATTTGTGCAAGACGCAAAAGTTGCGTTAACACGTTGTTGATAACAAGGCTTTTGTCTTCAGCCTCATTGAGTTCGCTTTCTAGTTTAGCGACAAGATCGTGCCTGACTTCCTCGTAGATCTTTGCCTGTATATCAGTCATCGATGTTTCAAGAACATCGTAGACTTTCTTTGGCAGATCAGGCAATGCTTCTTCTTTCCTAATGATAAAAGAGTATCGTGCAAGTCGCTCCTGCATGAATGGTAAGTTCTGCAGGGCGACGAGTTTATCACCGTGTTGTGTTTTCTCAAAGACACCGTAGAAGCTACGAAAATTCTTCCACGACATGAATCCGCTGAAGCCCTTGCCCAGAAATTCAAACTGCGAATAAATGTCAAGAGGTGTGTTAGCAATCGGAGTTGCAGTCAAGCACATTCGTTTGCGCGCAGATTCTCGAAGTACCATCGCTGCTTGCGAACGCTTTGTCGTTGGCCACTTTATGCACTGTGACTCATCAAGTGCAATCAAGTCCCAAGTAATGGCCTTTAGGGTTTCGAGCATTCGAGTCATAGTCTCATACGAAACGATCACAACGCTGTAGTCATCGCCATTCGTTGAGTGCAAAGCATCAATAAGCAATTTGATTCTGCCAATTTGATCGCCGCGAAGAACTGTAACTTTTCCATGCACTGTCGAAAAGCGCTCGAATTCATCGACCCAATTCGTGCGCACTGCACGCGGGCACACGATAAGCGCACGATACATGCGCTCTTCTTTTGTGCGCACCGTCGGCGCTTCATTGCATACTGTTGCGATAACACACGGCGTCTTGCCCGTACCGGTGTCCATGAACAGGCCGTAGCCCTCGCTACGAATCGCACAAGCGGTTGCTACTTGCTGGTAACCCGAAAGAGGCCGATCTTCGTGCAGTGTCATTGTTGGTTCGTAATGCACACTCAAATTCGGTGCAATAGTATTGTCACCGTTGCATTCCCACTCAACATGAAGATATGGCCGACCTGGAAGCTCTTTGTGCGCGTGGTACTTTGCAACTGTTTCGATGTTCCTATCGTAAGCAGCAATCATAGTAAGCAAGTACTCGTAGATAAGCTTTGTCTCATCATCTTCGAACTCTACGCTCAATTTTGGCCATATCACATCGATGATTGACGCTGTGGTATCAGTTGCAGCGAACAGCCACTCGTCTTGACGGCCAGTAAGCTCTTTGCGTTCTGGGATGCGCAATGGAAAAGTTCGTCGAGCTGCAAGGCTTGCAAATCTCGAAAACTCATTTACAGAGAAGATGCGCGCGTCGAAGTGCAGGCCGTCTCGATCAAGCGCGAGATGCACACGATCTTCATCGTGTAGCCTGAGAGGGGCGAGAAGTGCTTGAGTAGCTTTCGTGAGAGTCTTCATTGCAATGTCCTCTGTGCGATGTAGAGACTTCAATATTGTACCAGGATTGCTTTCATATGTCAATCCCAAAACCAAAATGTGGTACCGTGCCGAAAGCCACTTATGTCTGAACGATGTGCACTTTGCCCAAAAAGCCAACGCTTGGGAATATAGACATTACGTGATGTGTGTAATTCACCTAGACGATGATCGCAGTGGTGCTTGCCTGCCCAGGTTTCATGTGCAAGCAAGTAATCTCGTGCAATGCGAATCATACCTCCACGAATCATGTATGCGTGCATGCGATTCACATTGAATGCGCGAAAGCATAGATCATTCACTTTTTGAGGTGGATTCTCTTTTTTCTTGAGCAACTGCCCACCTAGGTAGATCATATCCCAGTTTGCAGGCACGCTCTCAAGAAACGGCAATAGCGATTCATTGCAATCGCTCGAAGCTATTGCATCGTCTTCAAAAACGGTGACTATATCTATAGCCGCCTGGACACACCAATCTAGCACAGCCAAGTGAGATTGATAACAACCCCAGGCCCCCGGACTAGAGTGCCATCTAGATGCTTCTAGAAGTCCTATTCCGGGGATAGCTGGCCACCGTTGAACGGGTCCGACTACTGGCGGGAGCTTTGATTTGAATTTCTCCCACTGGTCTTTTCGAGCATCAAGATTTATGCAGAAGGAGTGCATTGTTCTGCGCGGTCGATTGCAAGCTTAACAAGTGCCTCGAACGGCTCGCTCCACGAATCCATCTTCCAAGCGAGGCCATTGGTTGCGGCCCAGGCCATCGCCTTCGCGCTGTCCCACTTAGAGAAATTCACCATGCCGTCCTTCAAGAAACCAACGATCGTCCAGTAATTAGCGCGGCATCCCTCGACGCCCCACATATCCATCTGGTTCATCTTGGCTTCGCAACCGCCGCAGCCGTCTTTTTGTTCAGCGGCTTCCTTCTGCTCGATGCGGATGCTCTTGAAGATTTCGCGCAGTTCCGTGCCAGGTCCGCCCTTGGGACGCACGGGTTGTGTTCTCGGCGGCGGTGCCGGCATCACGGATGCTGGATCAGCGAGCAGCTTGTCCCACTTCTCTTGCGTGATGTGCTTCTCGGCAAGTAGGTGTTCTCGCATCCGATCAAGCGACCGGCCTTGCTCTTGATGGCCGAGAATGTAATTGCCCCACAGCTCGCCGTTGGGAATGCGGCTTGCGCTCATCGGTGAGTAGCGCGCGAAGCCAAGACAGACCGCTTTACCGCAGGCCGTGCAGAACTTGTCGTGCAAGTAGAACTCGGCACCAGCAAAGCCCGTGAATTTTGGATGGAAGCCGGGCCAGTGCGCCTTGCGAAAGGAAAAGAACTCCAGGCCCTGTGCAGGAATCTCGAATTCATCATTGGGCGAGTAGCCAAGTGGTCGCCAGCCGTTGGCCATGAGCGTGTCGAAGTGATGCACGAATTGACACTCCGGGCCTTCGCCAGTGTAAGCAGTTGTGCCGTCCGCCTGCGGAAAGACGCTGATGCGCGTGCCGTCTGGTTGTTCCCAGACGTTCGCCGGCACGCCCCAGCGTGGCCCGGCCCAACGATCGACCATATGAGTCGCGATGCTTTGTAGGTCGTCGCCAACAAGCACGCCGCCTACGATGCTACGCGAGTCGGGATGCTCATCGTGCCACTTACGCAGCCGCGTGATGACGCCGGGATGAATTTGCATGGGAGAATCGACGCACATCACAACGTCTGTCTGTGCCGCCTGGATTGCAATCTCGCGCGGGGCTGCGCTGCCATCCCAAGCAGTCACCGACATGGCCCCTACATTCGCGCCCAATTTGCTGCGGCCCGACATTACCTTGTAGAAGTTGGCGCCGCCCGCATCCGGCGCCATCGTCGCCGTGATGAATTCAATTTGCCGACAGTCGTTTTGTAGACGAATGGATTGAATCGTGTTCCACCAGCCCACCTGATTGTCGCGGACGGTGACGATGATCGTGAGATTCGGTTTCATGTTAGGGTCCAGAGTAGGCACAGTCGATGACGTAGTATGGTTCACAGTAGCCGAACGCGGTATCCCCTTGGCAATGACCGTCGTTACACACACCACCTTCACTGGCTCCGCAAGGCTTGCCGGGATACATGTCCTCGCCTTCGTAGACGCCGATGCAGGTGCAGTACAGCCCCGTGTTGATGAGCGAGCAATCGTCATCGCGCGCGGTCCAGACCCAGCCACCTACACCATCGGGCAGGCAATCGACTCCGCAGACATTGCCGGGATCGGCGCCGCAGGGTGTTGTTTCCGAGCAAACGGCGCAGCAGGCACCAAAGGAGCCGTAAGGCCCATTGACATTATTTGTCGATCCGCCCTGAAAGCAAACGGTGCCTTCGTAGCACCACCATTCGCCGCCGATCGGACAATCGGCATCACACAACGCTTCGCTGGCATACGGGCCGCCGGCCGCGCCCGAGCCGTAAGCGTCCTGCGAGCATGTGCCATCGTCCCAACACCACCAAGCCAAGGGGCAGTCTGCTTGGCACTCGGACTCGCTGCCATAGGGGCCGCTCACGGAGCCGGTGCCGGTCGCGTCTTGAATGCAAGGACCGTTCGCGTAGCACCACCAGAGTTGCGGGCAGGCCGCGTTGCAATCTTCTTCGGTGTCGTAGGGACCAGTGCCGCCGCCTGCGCCGCCGTCTTGGACGCAAGGCTGCGTGTCGTTGCAATAGAAGGGGCAAACCGGGCCAGTGCAAAAATCATCGCGCGTGTCGCTGGTAACAGTCAGCGTCATCGCGGCCGACGGAATACAATAATGTGAAAAATCAGCCGGGAAACTGTCGATGCCGTAAGTCGCATTCGCACCGTAATGAACGTGACCGCCATGCTCATCGCAGGTATTCGCACGCCAAGTCGAATAGATCAGGCCGGCGTTCGCATTGTTGACGGCCGTATGGATCACGCATTCGGACACCGACAGCGCAGGCGTGCGGTAGTATAAGTCCCACGATTCCGAAGATCGGCACATCTGGGAACCGCTGATTTCTGTATCTGAGCAGGCTGCCCAATGAACGCCGATTTCCCAATAAAAATCACCCTCTATGTCATTCGTCGGAAAGATACCCGCACCGCGCACCACCCGAGCGCAGATATAGACACCGTTCGCCATGCCTGAGTCGCAATCGTCCGTCACGTCGCCGATGCTTCCGTTAATCAAAGCCGCGTATGGCCACGTATAGCATTCCGCCGTGACTGGCAACTCATTCCAACACCAGCGGCAATTCCAATCCACCTCACGGAAGTTTTTGATATTGAGCGTCTGTCCAATTCCACCGCCGCCATTCAGGCCGTCACAACCCGGCAGCGGTTGCGCTGGACACTCGCCCGTGAAGGCGTCGGGTCCGATGTACGTCCCGATCAGGCCGATATTCCAGGGGTCGCCAGCGTTCTCGTCCCAGCTATCAATTTCTAACTTGAGCGTGACCGGCATTTGCAGCTTGCAGCCGACGATAGCCGTTTCGTCGCAATCCATCAGGCACGGCGGATGTGCGCACTCGGGACAGGTCGTCGCCGTGCCGCCCGTCGCGTGACTCATCGAAAAACGAAAGTGCCTAAAGTAGGCCGTGCCGCCGACGCCCATTCCTAGACCGCACTTCGTTCCCGTCACGGTCTGACCGTAAGCCGTCGCGACCACTTCGCCGTTGAGCGAAGCGTGAATGCGCCCGTCATCCGTGACGCAAACGCTGGCCGTGTACCATGTATCCTCATTGATCGTGCGATTGCCGGTGCCGATTGGCGTGCCGCCAGCCGTGTAGAGTGTGACTGATCCAGAGGAGCCATTGATGGCGTAACGTGCGTAGAAATAAGTGGTCGTGTTCACCCAGCCGACAAGGACATCCACATATTCGTTGTTAGTATTATGCTTGAACCAGACTGACACCTTCATCGTGCCGACGCCGTCGGGGTGCGCCGTGTTGCAGTGCATGTTGCCCGGCGACGTGCAGCGCAGCTCGCCGGACGTAATATCCCACGCGCCGGAATCTTCGGTGTAGGCGCAGCCGGTTGGCGCGCCAGTGCTGATGTTGGAACTATTGGCGCGACCGAAGTCGTCGGCGCAGATGTCGCAATTCGGACAGGCTGCAATGCACGGAGGATCGCAAGGCAAGCCGATGACGATGCCTATCACCCCGATAATCAACAGTAACGCTACGAACGACATGCTTACCCGCACCCCCAAGGCTCAATGTACCACACGCCTTTTAGCTTATGCGCTAAGCAGAACACCCCTGCAGCTATATCAATGTCTGTTCTATTGCACGTGTCAAAGCTAACAAGTGGATCACTAACCGTTTCGCTGCCACCCGGCCCGTCCCACACTTCAACTGTCTCTGTCGCGCCTGCAGAGTGCGCCACAGTGGTTTTAACAAGCCTCGCATTGTCTCCAGACCCGCCGATCGACACGACCCAAGCATAGTCCTCTGCCTCTTCAACTGCAAGGCAAAGCAATCCAGCGCCGTCAAGACTAATCCCAAATGTACCAGACTCTGGACCGCATTCCTCTCCAGGCACAGGCACTGTACCGGTTACTTGAATGCGCGTTGGAAAAACTCCAATAACTCGGATCTCTGCTTGTCCATCCGCAGGGATCTTGGAATTTTCATTTGTGAAAAGTACTAGGCTATTGTCGCTTGTAGACTTTTCAACCTCTACCATTAGAGGCTCTGCAGTTCCTGCGCCCGTATCTTTTGCAGAGAGGACAGAGTAAGGGTCTACAGCTTCAGCGCACTTGCCGAACAGGTGCACAAGTGAAGTGCTTTGGATACGAGAAGCAACGCCGTTGCCTGTATCAATACCGGCAGATAAGTAGCCTGATCTTAAAAGAAGTGCGACTACTGCGTTCCATTCAGACGTTTTAATCGTCCGACCGCGGCCATGCTTCGGCTTGAGATCATCTTTGGACATGTTAGTAGAGAGCCCACGAAAAGTCACCAGGCGGATACGACTTCTCTACTGCACTAGTCTCTACGTTGAAGATCTCTTCATATGCTCCAGTTGCTGCGCGGTAGTACTTATTCCAGCCGTCAGGCTTAAATGCAAACTTGAGATTCACATCAAGCGCGTCGCTGCCATCTGAGGTGATCGTGCGGCTAATCGACGTGGGCTGGAATAGTAATGTTTCTTCAGCAAAAGCAAGACCCAATAGTGCGCTTGTGTACACTGTCTCGTTGCACTGGCCTAGGCATGTAAGCAAACCTGGAGGCAATGGCGGTTCGAGTTTGTGTAGCGTGCGCGTAAGAACGAAACTAAAGATCTGTCGACCTGGTGCTTCAGCTGCAACAAGAGGATCGCCTGATGCATTTGTCCATCTATAGTGCTTATGGTCTTGAGTTACAAATTCGACAGATGGCTCAAGCGACTCGCTAACAAGATCTTCGTTTTCTTTTGAGGAGTAATTGACCGTTGCGATTGCTGACTCATACGTGAGACCTTGTCCGTCGGATATGCCCTTGGCACCGAAAGGCGCTAGCCCGACTGATATAACACGGGCGCCATACCCGTACGGCCATAGTCGTTTGAACCCAATAAGATCAGCTCGCAGTGCATAGCGATTAGCCCATGGCACCATAAGCTGCACAGTCGCCTTCAGCCCGTCTTTGTCGAAGGTCTCTGTAACAGAGTCCTTCATCTCACAGCAGGCAACTGTTGAATATGTTACTGACATTAATCGTCGTCCGAGAGAGCGCCTACAAGAGGTGTCTCTTTAGCAAGTTTGCCTGTTGAACCCGCGATGTCTTCAAGTAGTCCTGACTGATCACGCACAGCTTCAGTGTTCCTATCAATCGCGTCTGCAGTCTTTACAGCGGCATCTTTCGTCGCAGCTACTTGCTTGTCTTCTTTACCCGCACCCGCCGCTGCCTCTGTGATGCGCTTATTGAGCGACATCAAGTCTTCGATAGTTCCTGTTTTGTCGTCTTTGCTTTTGTCCTTCTTAGCAGCTTTATCAGCTGTCGTAGTTGTGTCAACCGCCTCACCTGGCTTGGCGCCTTCAGCCGGAGCAAATTCTGCACCTGGCTTACGCTTAGGCGTTGTATCCTTGAAGAGATCGTTAATCATCTTACGATTTGCTTCAAGGTTTTTTCCAAAAGATTCAGCGACACGACCAGCACGTTCACCAATATCGCCCTCAAGACCTTTCTCGATGTCGCCCTTTACACGTTCAGCGATCTTGGGCAACTCTTCAGCGGTCGCTTGAAAGCCCTCTGTAAGACCTTTCCATTCAAAATTGAAACCTTCACCTTTAAACAGACCTTTAAAGGCCTCCCAAAAGTTTTTCAAGTTCTCCCACATATTAGAAGTGATCGTTTTGAGTAGCTCCCACGCATCAGTGAAGATCTCTTTCCAATTACGACCGAACCACGCCAAGTATGCCGGCAGTACTTCAGTAATAACATGAGCGATGATATTGAAACTTTTCACGGCTGCGAGGGCAAACTCCTCAATGGCAATCATCGCAACGTCTGCGAAATTTGTGATACCAGTCTGCAGCGCTGTAAAGGCCAGCAGCCCGCCCTCAGCAACCCAGATGATTGCAGGCTTGAGGTAACTCCAGATAGTATCCGCCCACTCCACTAGGGTGTCGACAATGGCTGTAACGTACGGTGCTAAGTAGCTACCTATAGCTACCGCGGTGTTGAGAATTGCAACACCAACGTCCTCTAGAAGTGTTTTAACAAAGTCCAAAACAGGCGCAAGGTATTCACTTACAGTATCTGCAAAAGTGGTGACCCAGTCGATTAGACTCGTGATGCCTTGCTCGATAGCGTCAAGAGGTACGAGCCACTCTACAAAAGCGGTGGCCCCTTCTACAATCCAAGTGATGAGCTTAATAAGTGGTACAGCCAACATTGCAACTATTTTAGCTGTACGCTCGAGTGCAGGCATAAGCGACATAATCGCAGGCATAAGAGCGCCACCAATGTCCTCAGCGACATCTGACATGCGATTACCAAACTGAGCCATCTGTCCCGAGAAGGTCTTGGCCGCTGCAACTGCTTGGCCGCCTACGACTGAGTTGAGCTTTTCGAGGATTGCAGTTTGAGCGTCCGTCACCTTGCCTGCATCCATAAGCGTCTTGATGCGCTCTTTCTCTGAGTCAGTAAATTGAATGCCAGCACGGCGAAGCATCATCATGCCGCGTTCAGGATTTGCTAGAGATCGGGCCAAGATGTTTCCAGCGGCCGGCAGATCAGTGTGCATAAAAGTTGCAAGATCTGCGGATGCTTTTAGGCCACCCTTGAAGATGTCGCCTTTGATATTGCCCATTGTAGCAAAGAGTGTACTAACTGATCGAGCTGCTTCGTCATCGAACTTAGATAAGTCCTGGATGTCCTTGCCTAAGTCTTCGATCTCATTACGAGTAAGACCAGTGGTATTCCCAGTCTTTTCGAGAACAGTGTCGAGTTTTCGCATCGAGTCTTCGACTTCGGATGCAGCATCTACAAAATGTTTTCCCCACTCTACTACTTTCTGGGCGACGAGGAAAACACCTATACCGGCGAAAACCTTATTGATATTTTGGCCCCAGCCTGAAAGCATAGACTCAGACGCACTCAAAGATCTCTTGAGAGGGTCATTGTCCCCTTTCAGAAGTATAGTGGCACTGTCACCCATGTTTCCACTCTAGGTATTCTTCGAGCGTTGCAAAAGACGCCGTGTCTGAACCTGCATCTTCGTCTAACAAAATCATCTGTTGCAGTGGTGTCATGTCCGCTGCAACTGCAGGACTGATCTTATAAATGCGGGCAAGCGCGCGGTAGCGATCTTCTTTTGACATCGCTACCTCTTTGTGCTTGCCCTTTGCTGATTTTTTGAAGTGTACTTTGTTGGTACGCTATTCACACGGGCGAACGCCTTGTTGACTACATCAATGTTTGCGGGATTGATTAGAAAACTTCGTAGCTTTGCCTCGCTAAGATCAGGATGGCACTTTCTCGCAGATTGCCAACACAGTCTTGTCATGCCAGCAACAGTGCTGATCATTCGAGCACCAGCTGGAGACAATAACGATACCTCCACCGACAGTCGAATTGCAGCATTGATAGTTTCGTCACGATCTCGTTGCGACGAATTCGATTTGAGACTCTCACGAGCAATCTCTATTACTCGCGCTTGAAGCCATTCATCGATCTCATCAATGTCTTTATCAGACAGCGGTGAGAACATGAATTCAAGTATCTCTTTGCCGTTCGTTAACTTAACTGGAGTCGCCGCACCCGTCACTCGTCCTGCCATGAGTCACTCCTAATCAGAAGGGCCACCACGGTGTTGATTCACCGGGAAGGATAATCTCTCCTATGTTGCTATCGTTGTCGTCGCAGGACATCTCGATGTTGACTGTTACTTGAATAATGTTGCCCGTTTCTCGATCAACGACAATGCCTGTGAAGTCTTTTACGATACCGTAGGTGAGCTGCCAGAAGTTGTCTGCCTCTTCGCCTACATCGATTTGAATGCCGATATAGTCGTCGATAGCGAACGGCAGTTGATCGATGTCATGCTCTTGGATTACAAGCGCGAGGTTCCAATCAATGTTTCCTGGCTCGCGTTGTGTCTGACCACTCGAGCACGAGTTCGTGTACGCCTTGTTCTCAGCAATGACATTCAAAGCTGCAGAAACAACAGGGCACAACGTGCCGTATGATGAACCACCTGCTGCGAGAATGCGTACACCACCGCCGATCGGCGATGGCACATCGATATTTGAAACATCAGAAATATCGCCGCTGCCCGTAGCGAGGACACCGTTAGCCGCAAAGTTGATAACTGTATTAACAGGATCAGCTGATTCCCAGTTCCAGTTTACAGCGATGTTCTCGACAATGGCCGGGCCAACTCTGGTCTTGCCCGCACCGGAGATGCCAGAGTCCGGTGTAGTGTAGCCCGTGAATGTGAACAGATCGCCGGGCATCACAAGCGGCTTGCCACCATAGTGGCCGATGCTTCCAGTCCAGTCGCGATTACCTCGACGACGGCCGGCACCACCGAGAGTGTTGCTTGCACCAAATTTCTTCGTCCCAGAAGTCTCGTTCACACCCCAGTTGCGCATCGTAGATATGCCATCCACAGCGCCGTACTTACCAGACTTGATGCCCATTATAAGGCTCCTGTATTGAACAGCTGTAAATCAGCTGTCTTAAAGTGCATCTTCACATTGCACGACCACAAGGCCGACCACCCTTTAATCCCACGATTCCTGGTAGCATCGCTAAGACCTTCAGAAGCGGAAACAAAATTCATGTCCTTTACGAAATCGTAATCGTTCCACTTTAGCGATCCGAGAACAGATTTCCAATCTGTCATGGCACAGTAGAGTGCCCACTCGAGAGGGTTAAGTCGATAAGAGATACGATAATCTCCAGTAGTGATCATCCAACTGTACTGTCGAGCAATCATCGAGCTGCACGACGTGGCGTGCATATTGATTGCAGTGATGCCCTCTGATGTCAAGATCAACTCTGATAAATCTGCATCGGCGACTTGCTGCTTAAGAGGATCTCGACTGTCGTCTTGATTGAATTTGATACGATTGCCGACCTTGACGAGTTCTTTCAAAGGACGGCTCGCCTCTGCGAGGGTCCAGAGCGCTGAAAAAACTTGATCGAAAGGATTCATCCGATCATCTCTTTTGCATCGTTGTTCAAACTGCGCTCGGCGTCCTTTGCCATTCCGTCAAGTGTAGTCTGGTCAGGCGGAACAATTATTTTACGCTGTGGCAAACGCCCGCCACCTACTTGATGAAAAGAAGCGATGTCAGCAACTGTAACTGAACTGTCGGGATAGCCACCTGGCCCACCGTATCCGACTTCAACACTCAACTTATCGTACTTCTCAAGAGCCCCTGGTACACTCGTAAAAGGGGGCGCAAGAGCAGCGAATAAAAAACCCTTGTCTCTTAAGATCGCAGGCTTGCCTGAACCACGACCTTTCGTACGTGCTAGGATCGTTGACTCTGCGAGAGGGGCCCAGTCGCCGCCGCCCTTACTGAACTTTGAAAAACGTAACTGAATGAATCCACGATAGCGTGCGGCCCACTGCGTCAAGAACTTTGTAACTGCAGGGCCACCTTCAGAAATCACTCCTTTGAATTTCTTAAGACCAACAAGACTGACTTTTACGGTTGCTTCGATCATACATACAGACCGCAGGCTCAAAGCGTTAGCAGTGAGCCTGCGGCTGAGTGACCCTTGGTACTGGACTAGGAGCCAACGGCTTCGTCGTATCCACGTACCAGAACCGCAGGACGGGTGCACATGAAAAGCGGATTCGACTGGACGAGCATGTCCACGCCTTCGTCCCACTCTTTGTTCTTCTGCTTCGAATACACCGGCTTTCCGATGGTGTTGACAGTCTCCATCCAGTTAGCGGGGGCGAAGTTGCAAGTGAACAGGTCTTGCACGCCCTCTGGGAAGAATCGAATCGTATCGTCATCGATGAACTTTGTGCTGCCGATCGAACCGCGATACTCTTCCCACATAATGCCCGCATACTCAAATTCGGATCGAGCTTGCGAGTCCCGTAAGAAGACGCTTTCTTGGTACCGATCAAAGGCCTTCTTCACGCCCGCAGCGGTACATAGCGTGTCGAAGACATCCGATCCGCACAGTGCACGAATGCGTGTGTACGGTGACATGCCAAGACGATCTTCGATCAATCGACGCACTTCGTTCGCCTTCAGCTTGACATCATCTTCGTCGGTGAAGTCAATTCCGATGACTTCTTCAGTGATGTCGAATTCGTCGAACCAATCATAGATGACTGTCGAGCCATCAGCGTCGAGAACGACGCCTTGAATAGCACCGATACGATGCCACTCGTGCGTCACTTCGATAGCTTGACGCATATCGGCGAGCTTGTTGTTCACAAGCTTTGAAACAGTCTCGAGTTCATTCTCAGTTCCGAAAGAGCGAACGCCCTGTACGTCGTCGGCATACACCGCACCAATCAACGGGATGTGCGGAACCATGAAGCTCTTCGCTTTACGGGACTTGCCTCCATACACATTGGGCGTCGTACCCCGAGCAGCTGTCGGAACGACCATCAGCTTGCCACGCTCTTCTTCGACAACAGCTTGCGTTGTCGTGATTCCTTCTGCTCTGAACAGGCCCATAGCACCGAGTCGACTCGGCACATACGGCAACTTGTTAATAGCAGTGGTGAGCGAGACAACACTGAAGATGTCGTTTTTGAAAACATCCAGCATTGGCATCGTATCTCTCCTAAAGTTGCAGTAAACTCTGACTCGGCACTACCCGTCCTAGGGCCAAGTAATTACGTTTCGAGCTCTGCCTGGTTCTGAGGCTCGCGACGCACAACGAAATCAAGAGCAGCGACTGCGGTTGCAAAATTTGTCATGTTGATAGACGCGCCCACATAGTCAACTGTAGGCAACGCGTCTTGATTGATTACAATCGAACCGCGCTGCACAACTGCGACCATACGAACTTCACCATCAGCAATCGTGACCGATTCGAGAAGCAAACCATCGCAATTGGCAATGTTTGCTGCGATGACCGGCACGTTGTCATCCATGGGATAGCCCGCAGGCAATACCATGTCGTCGCCGCTGCTATTCGTGATTGTCTTCGACTCTCGACTGAACGCCGCATCGTCCGTTTCGCGGATGAAGACGTCGCCAGTAACCCTCCCTCTTTCAAGCTCTGCCGACATGGTGTATCTCCTGAAACTTCAAAGTACGAGTGTCTCTTGAAACCTCAAAGCATTGCAGCTTAGACTTTTGCTGCGGCTGCCCGTGCTTCCGCATCCGCGACAAGCGGATTCGACTTGGGGTCGAGTATACTTGGATTCGACAAGGCAACACCCTGCGGCCCTGTGCGCTCGCCGTACTTCACAGCTCGGTTTTCCTTAAGAGCGCCGATCAGTGCATCGAATTGCTTGTCAGACGAAGTGTCCACCAGGCTAAGTGCAAGCGACACATCAGAACAATACTCGGTCTTGAGTTTCTCCGCAACTGCCCGAGTAATGTGGCCTTCTCCGTTCGTGCCAACGACGAGCGCGTCGATTTTTGCAGCTCGATTCTCGTTCTTGATTGCTTTGAACGAAGCGGCGACGGCTGGAGGCAGTTCGTTGAACTTCGTTGTCGTCGTGACCGAACCCGGCACGAGTGTGCCTTGAGGCGTCGTCGATTGACCGCCTGTCGGTGCAGGAGCCCCTTGAGCATCAGCCGGTGGCGGAGCGTTGGGATCCTTCTTTTTGAGATCCTCGATCTCTGTCTTCATCGCAGTCACAACATTCACAATCGCTTCCTCAAGCTGGACATCACTCAGTGTCTCGGCACTGGGTACACCCAACTTTTGAGCCAAAGGCAACAGTGCCGACGGCATAGGTGACTCCTTCTTAACAAAGGATGCAGCAATGGCTTGAAACTTATCAAGACCGGTGATCACAGGGTAGTTCGTCAATGCTACATGACGAATGGGTTTGTAGTAGGTGTTTCCGTTGCCGTCTGTAAAATCCGGCGTAACGAAGATACTCACGTCCGCTGAATGCGCGAGCTTTGCAGCTTCTTTGTTGACAAAGCGCGTTTTAGCAAAAAGACCAAGTCGGCCTTTACTGTCAAGCTTAACTTGAGAGCCTATCACAGAGGCTCGTTTAGCTTCAGGGTTATCTGTGTGCTCAACAGGCCACGGCACTTCAACACCGTTCGAGAGCATCCTGTCCCATGTCGTCTTCCAGTGCTCAAGAACAGTGGGCGTGACCGAAAACTTTACCTCACCGTTGTTATCCTTCTTAACGAAGTCTCCTACGTAAACAACTTCTTTTTCAAAGACAAGCCCTGATACATCCTCAGACAAACTGAGAAACACATCCAGCTCACTGGCAAGATAAATGACAGCAGGTTCCATGACTAGACTATACCTGTTTTGCTTGTCAAGAATCAAATGCAAACGACCAGCCTTCCACGTAATGTGATAGAGCTATCGCTCCATCGAATACTTCGCCTGCATTAAAATCGAAACCATCGTCCGCCTCTGCATCATCAGGCGGCGGTACATCTTGAACACTGTCTGCATAAATTGGAATTGCAATACAGCGACAGTTGTATCCGTTCGGAGGCCAATGCGTCTGCCAAAATGGATCGTCTTTAGGCAACGTCGTCCCATCCATTGCCATGTGTGACTCACGCGTGCGATCGTCGCCTACCGCTGAGTACTCATAACCCCAAAGAATTTCTTGAATCGCGGGGTCTTGATCGGCTTGCCAGCGACCAGCGCTGTAAGCGATCTGTGATTGTGTTCGAAAGATTGTACGTAGCTGATAGTCCTTCTTATCAGTAAGGCCTAAGTCGTCAAAGCGTCCGCGTAGTGTTGCTTGGGCTTCTTTAGGTGTAGCGCCTTGCTCGATCAGATTCAGAGTAGTCGTACGTAAGTCTTTCTCGATCGTGTCAGCGACATCATTAAGCAATGCAAATGCACGCGTACGATACTGAGCTTGCAACTTTCCGATGTCGACATTGAGTGACTTCTTGTATGATTGAATTGTTTTATCAAACACTGAAAGAGCTAATGATTGTGGCGTCTTTTTCATGCCGCTAAGATGCGTCACAATCATGAGATCAGACAGGATAGGTAGCGCTTCACGCACCATCTGTCTTGTCACCTCTGGAAGATACCCACGTTTGATTGCAGAGAGTGCTTTCGATCTAAGACGAAAAGAAATCTTTTTCGCCTGTACAATTGCGCGCTGTTCAAATTTTGCAAGTGCGTCTAAGTTTCTCTTAGCGTAGAGAGACCTAGCGTCGCTTGACAACCTGTGGGTAAGTAATGGCATCGCTATCGGTATCCAGTCGAATTTTGCCAGAGAGAATTTGATCTAAGAACTTTTCGACCATGTCACGATGCGCCGAGAGTTGATGCTTGGGCTTGCCATCTTCGCTCATGTCTGTGATGCCACGACTATCGTAGAGCAAGACGCCTGCGTATCGAGCACTCATCGATACAATGCGCGTTGGCGGGTCAGTAAATGGAATAGTATAGCGACCTCCTCGAAGACGATCGTCGATATACGCTCGTGCCTCAGACAGAGCCCAACAAATTCGCTGGTCAATCTCATAAGCACTTTCAGTATTTTCGACGTCTGCCCATTTACGCACGTTGCTTCGACCAAAGATAAGTTCAATATCCTTGCTCTCTGCATACATGGGCCGAGAACAAATATCTTCGGTATCTGCACCTCCGAGGAACATCTGGCCGTTGAACTGCTGGCCAGTAAATTGCTGGCCGTCAAATAACTGACTCATTACGGCTCCTCGTAGACGAGATCAGTGGTATTGCTGTCAGCATCAAAGGTGGCTTGAAAGCGGAAATCGTCTGCGTAGCCCCTGTAAGTTTCAACGCTTGTGCCGATGCCTGAGCGTTTGCCTACAGCACCCGCAAAGATCGTATCCATAAACACTTCGAAGTCGACACTCATAAGCTGAGGCAGTACGATGCGATTATCGGCCAGCTCAAGACTTGCAAATCCCGTTGGCAAGGAGGCCGCGAGTTCAGCGTTAGTGGGCAAGTCTGCCACCGCAGCCGCAGTCGCGTACGGGGACAACGCTGTTTCGAGTTCAGCGTTAGTGGGCAAGTCTGCCACCGCAGCCGCAGTCGCGTACGGGGACAACGC